CTGCTTTGCCCAATCCTGTAACCACTTTTTTAATTGCTCTTTTTTTCTCTAGCATTTCCATCTCCTTCTAGCTTGACGGATTCGTGAATTAGGATCGTTACGAGTTTTTGCAGATGACCTTTTTAATTGTCCTAATGATCTAGCGCAGTATGATTTTCTGCGATTTGCAGCTTTTGACCCTTTCTTCACTTTTCCAGTCACGGCTGTTTTTAATTTACTTCCAGGATTTGCAGCCCTGTAAGCTTTTACACCTTTTGCTGTCATTCCAGCTCCAGATTTTGTTGGTCTATAGTTTGCACCCTTACCTGTAGTGGTTTTTCTGATAGGGTTTTCTTGTCGTCTCATTAAACCATTCCTTTATAATATTTTTTTAAACTTGGGTTACCAAATGTCTTTCCATCCACATCTAATTTTATAAAACTTCCCATATAACCACCAGCCATTGCTTTTTTTCTTTTTGCAAATGTTGAAACGTTTGTAGGTTTGCCGCCTGGATTACCTGCAGCTCTCTTTCGTTTGACAGCACTCGCCTTTTGCGAGCTTGTCATCCGTGTGGCTTTTGCAAGTGGTACGCATTTTGGATACTTTCGCTTGGAACCAGAAGCTGATTTTCTTCCACAAGGTTGATACTTGCCATCTTTCTTTGGTGCTCCAATATCTACCCATTTTTGATCTACCCACTTTTTTAAGTCACCCATTATTTAATAATTTTTCCAAATCCTCTTTTAGCAATACCAACGCTTTTATGTGGTCCATATCCATGTTGAAGGTAATGTTCGGCTGCTGAACCGCCATTTTTTTTATTAACTCTTCCACCCTCTGCTTTAAATTTTGGTATTCTTTTATCTCTTACTACTGTGCTTTTATGACCTTCAAATGGACCTGATTTTTTTAAAGGACTTCTTGTATATATAATACGACCGGTTTTTTTATCTCTTCCTTTATTAACATGTCCTGACTCTATGGCCATTTTTAGTTTTTTACCAGTTAATCTAAGAGCACCAGTTTCTGGATCTGTTGGTACGTCTGATATACTGCCACCTTTTTTAGCAGACGCTCTTACTTTACCCTTACAAACTTTAGATGCATACATATTTGCGTAAGCTGAAGGATATACCTTAAACTTTCTTTTTGCTGCTGCTTTTCCTTTGGGACAAAGTTTAGCCATCTTTTTTTACCTTAGGTTTTGATAAATGTTTTGGTCTGCTCTCTAATTCTTTTTTAATTCTTTTTTTATGAAGATGTCTTCTTAACATACCTAATTTTCCTTTGGCTATTTTATAAGTTCTAGGAGTTTCTTCCTTCATTCTTCTTTCAATTTCTTCTTTAACAGAAATTTGTTTTCTTTCAGGGTATTTTCTATTTGCCATTCGTTAACCTATAAATTTTTTAATTTTTTTAGAAGTTTTGTCAGATAGCTCAAACATTTTTTTACTTGGCTTTTCTCCTTTTAAAAGTGTCGAATATGTTTTACCATCATGAGTAAAAGTTTTCTTACCCATTTTTCTAGCAAGTTTAAATTTCGCACCTCTATCAGTTAATTGTTTACTTTTATCTCCTGCTCTAGCTCTTTCACGAGCAGTATATTTTTTCTTAGCTTTATCTTCTTCAGCTTTAGTTCTTGTGTGGTATTCTAATTTACCTTTTGTTTTATCATTTCTAGTTGATTTAAAAGTTTTCTTGTCTTCTTTTTTTGCTTTATCAAACTGCTCGCCAAAAGTTGGAAGAAATTTTTTTCTTAATTTTTGAATAATATTTTTCTTTTTAGGTTTACTCTCTGATTTTTTAGTTTGACCTGTTACACCGCCACCTCTTTTGTATCCTTTAGGAGATACTTGTTGATTGTATAATCTATTTGCCATTATTTATCCTTTTTAGTTGAGAACTTTACCACCAAGCATTTTAGTTTTTCCTGCATAGTCTGCTTTTTTATAAGCTGCACTGTCAGTTATTTTTTTAAGCTCTTTTTGTGTTTTAAGTTTTGAATGCGGGTGTCGTGCACTTTTAGCTACACCACCACTTTGCATAAAGCCCATTTTATTTCTGACTTTAGTTGGTAATTTTTTCAAACCTTTGTTTCCAGCGGGAACAGCTTTTAGTGAACCACCACCTCTTTTAAACACTTTTCTTTGTCCTCGCGGAAGATTGAGAGGTTCTGCTGTGCCTCTTCTTGGATCCATGTACTTTCCTTCCATGGTATTTCTAAGAAAAGTTCTTATTGGTGTTTTTTTCTTATGTTCTTTAGATTGTTTTTTTTTAGTTCCTGTTACACCGCCACCTCTTTTATAACCTTTAGGTGATACTTGTTTATTGTATATTTTATTTGCCATTATTTTTTCTCCTTGTTATTTTTTCTCCTTGTTCATTCCCCCACGGAATATTTGTGTTCCTTTTATACCATAAATCGACGCAACTACAAGTATCCATAAATTTGTAAACCAGCTTGGAAGCTGTGAAAACATGTCAAAGAACAATTTTACCTTGTCCATAGCAGTTGGATCATCTGATATAACCGCCCAAGCCAGCACTACGATCGGCATGCTTAAAATTATCAAAACTGCCTCGTCTTTCCAGTCCGATTGTCTGGCTTCTAATAATTTGCCCTGGTATTGCTCCTCGCCGGAGGCCATACGAGCTGCGTGCATGTGTTGTGCGTCCGCCATTGCCATTTTTGTTTCTTGTTTTTTCTTATAAATGTGCGTGCCTGCGTTTAACGCTAATTTAATTGCTGAAAACCACATAATTAATTCCCTTTCCTAATAATTGACATTTGATTTGGTATTTTATCGCTAGATGGTAGTGTTTTACCTAAAATTGTTTTTTGAATTGACGTATCTGCACGCAATTCTGCTAACTCTTCGTTCTGATCTAGTTTTTCTTCGACGTTTGCTTGGTTCATCATAGCTTTCATTCGATCTAGGTTCATTTTATCTTCACCTTCCTTCTCTTTTCTAGCATTATCTTTAGCTTGAAGGTCTAATTCTCTTGCTTTTAACTTAGCGATAGGGTCATTACCAAAATCTCCAGTAATTTTCTTCTCTTCTTTAGCAAATTCTTCCATCATTTCCGCAATCAACACTGCTTTTCTTGATTCTATCTTCTGTTGTAGCATTTGAACTTGATTTTGTAGGTTAGGATTCTGCATCATTGCTTGTTGGTTTTGTAACATTGGTATCATTTGTTGTAATTGTTGTAACTCTTCTCTAAATTCTAATTCAATTTGCTCTTGTGCCATCAAACTTATGTGTTCAAGTATATTTTTTTCTAACGCACCATTAACCATTGGTGCATTTTTTACCATATTCGTATTCATGAAGTTTAAGTGAGCTGTAATGTGTGCTCTATGGTCTTGTCCAGGAAAAGCTTGAAACGGTTTTCCAGCTAATGCATCAATATGTTCTAACGCTGGGTCTTTTGGTGTTGGTTTTGGTGGTCTCATTAATATTAAATCAATATCTTTTACCCCCAATGCCTCATACATATTACGATAAACTTCGTATTGGTTATGTATCTGAGGGTTAGAGGCAGCCAGTTGCATCTCCGTTTGAGCTAAAGATATTCTTTGAGTCTGACTGAAGATATTTGGATCTGCAACTGGTAAGATGTCAACACGGTCGTCAAAATCAGTTTGTTTAATTTGATTTTGTCCACCAATAACATCATAGGGGTAAACTGGAGGTAAGTATAATTTAAATACTCTAGCTAAAATTGTAAATTCTTTTTTCATTGCAGCATACATTCTTTTATGAATCGCAGACATTACTCTCGATCCTCTTTCCAACATAGCCACTGTCGTGCCCACTGCTGCTTGTTGGTTCCCGTCTCCTACTTGCAGGTCCGCAATTGATGCGAATCTTTGTCCTGCAGTTACCACGACACCCATAAGTTGTAATAAAGTTTGAGATGGTTCTTTAAACGGCAAAGTCATAAATGCATCTTTCAAGTTTCCACCTGGTGCATCTACATCTCTAAATTCTCCTGGTTGTATCGACTGCGCTTCATCTCTCATTTTGATTCCACGCATTTTAAATCCTGCTGGTAAGTTTGATAACGTTCCTGCATCTAATAGTTGTCTTAGTGCTGCTGTTGCTGTTCTTGATAATCCTCCGATCATGTGGGTTAAACCAAAACCATAAAAACCTAGTCCTGGTAAAAATTTAAAGTGAACAAAATAATTAATTTTATTTTTTTGTGTATTTCCTATTTCATAGTTTCTTCTAATTGATAAAACTTTTCTTGTACCTTCTTCAACAGTTACAATGTATGGAATTTTAATTCCTGTTGGCTCGCCATCTTCGCCAGAATCTTCAAAACCTTCAAGATCTAAATCGACGTGACATTCAAGAAGTGTATACATTCTTTGATCCCTGCCTCTCGATGTTCCATCCAATTCTCTCTCTGCTCTTTCAGAAGATGTTTCATCCATGTATGATGGGTTAATTTCTATGTCTCTATAAAATCCACCGACTTGTTGTTTTCGTAATTCGTTTTCTGACATACGAACTCTGTGTATAATAGATTCGCAATCATCTAATGATGTTGCTGTATAAGGTACAACAATATCATCTGCTGGTACAAATTTTGAAACTGCTCTTTGCATAATTTCATCGTAGTAAACTTTTTTAAATGATGAACCTGCAAGTGGTAAATAAAATAACATTTGATCAAACTCTGCTTCGTACTCTGGCATCTCTGACATGATTTGATAATTCATAAATTCTTTTACTCTTTGTGATTGTGCTTCTTTGTCAGGTGTCGGCATACCTATGATTTGAGTTCTAACTGGACCTTCCGCTGGTAATAATTCTTTATAAGCTAAAGCTTGAAACTGTGTTACAGCTTCAGCGAGAACCGGGTGCGTTGCACCTGATGCTCCTTTGAATGGTTCTGTTCGATCATCATAATTAAAACCTAACAGTTCTAAACCTTGTGTATAAGTTCTTTCCCAATCTTTTCTTGAAGATTTGTAATCTGTATAATTTTCAAACATTTTACTGCCTAATGGATCTAATACATCATCAGGTAATAGTTCAGCTAAGTTTGCAAAGTGTCCTTCGTCTTCACCAGGACTTCCAGCTTTTGGATCAAAGTCTATATCAACACTACCGTCTTCGTTTTGTTGAACTTCAACTGGACCTTTTTCTTCTGGTTGTTGTTCTAGTTCAACTTGTATATCTTCTTCGCTCGGTACGTTAACTTCTTTTCTTACCTCGTTGGGTAAGGCTTTGTCGATTTCTGCCATTTTACTTCCAACCTTTTTTAGCTAGTTTTGGTTTACCTGTAATTAATCCACCTTTAGCATTTTCAGAAACAATTTTTGCAGAAACTCTAGGATTCATAGGTTTTCCACTTGGTGTTTCAAAACTAGAGGGTATGTTGTCTTTTTGATTTTGAAATGTCTTAGATTGTTTAAATTCTTTTTTAGCAATATCTAATGCTTTTTTTGCGGAATCGGTTTTTACTTTTGTATCTCTTTTATAAGAGTTGCCAGTTACTTTTTTGCCAAATTGAAAAAAATTTGGTTCTTTGCTTTTAACTCTAACAGTAAATGTTTTTAATTTACCTGCTCCACCTTTGTGACCTGTTTTATCTAACGATTCAGCTAGAGGATCTAATTTAACAATTTTATCTTCTAATTTTTTGTCTGCCATTTATTTTTTCCGGTTTGTTTATTTTCTCCAGTTTTACTGTCTTAACAGTATTATTCTTAATATTCAAGCCTTGTGGGTTAGGACCTGATTTAGGTGGTGGTCCAAATTTTTTACCTTTAATCATCAGTAATAAGTTCTTTTAGTTTTTATAATCTTTTCATCTTTGTAGTCTTCAGGATGTGGTATCAACCCTCCCTGTCTAAATCGCATTACGGCTTGTGTCATACTATCGACCAAGTCATCATGATCACCATATGGAAAAGCTGCACATTCCTCAACTACCTCTTCTGCAAACTTTTCTTCAGGAGCCCATATCATACCACTTTCAAACAAAGGTGCAACTGCATTTACTCTTGCATGCTTGTCGTTTCCTTTTGACGGTGTAAAATTAACCACTGGTATACCCATATTCCTTAACTCGTATGTGAGTGGTAATCCTGAAGCTTTTGCTTCAATCAATACAGTTTCTGGATTCCAATAGTCATATTGTTCCTTTGCTATTCTTCGAAGTTCGGGAAACTCGAATCTACCTTTGAGTGCATCGACTAATATCAATTGCTGCGGGCTATCTTCATTCTCACGAAATACACCCCAAGTAGTAATCGCAGAATAATCCGCTGTCTCCTTTTTCATGAATGCTGTATCGTATGATTGTATGACGTGCTCTAAAGGTGGCATACTTTCTTTTTCCCAAACATTCCACCACTCACGTTTTATGATTGCACCTTCTTCTGATGTAGGGTTTTGCATCCACTGCGCATTCCATTTACCAACACTTAAACTGGCTTTAACAGTTTCTAATTCTTTTTTGTCCCAATACTCAGGCCACACTGGTTTATTAGATGGCATGATTGCAGGAAACTCTATTAGCTCCCATTGATCTGACTTTGCTTCTTTTTGATGTTTTAATAATTGTCCTGTTAGATCTTTAACATTCCAACGCGTCATAACACAAACGATAGCTCCACCAGGTTGAAGTCTTTGACGTGGTCCTGATGTATACCATTCGTAAGCTCGCTCTAAAGCTGGTAAGTTCATTGCATCTTGCTCCGAGTGTGGGTCATCTATTATTAATAAATCTGCACCTCTTCCAGTGATCGCTCCGCCAACACCAGATGCAAAGTATTCACCGCCTTGTTCTGTTTCCCATCTACCCGCTGCTTGACTATCTTCTCTCAGCCTTGTCTCAAATATTTTTTTATAGTCCTCTGTATCCATTAATGTTTTAGCTTTACGCCCGAATCTTATTGCTAGTTCTCCGGTGTGGGTAGTTTGAATAATTTTTAGCTTTGGGTTTCTACCGATCATCCAAGCTGGCAGCAAGGAGCTGGCGAACTCTGACTTTGTATGTCTTGGCGGCATATTGACAATCAATCTCTTCAGTTTGCCTTCTGCTATTTGGTTAAATTTTTTTGCAATAATTTTATGGTGGCGACCTTCAATGAACTCTGGCCACATGTGTTTGGCAAATGACAGGAAGTCATCTTTGACTTTGGATATCTTTTTCTTTTCATCAAGCTTGAGAGCCATCTTCATGAAGTCTTTTTTCACATCTGGTGGGAGCTTTTTTATTTTATCTAGATCAATTTGCATTTTGAAAAAAATTTTTTGTAAAATTTTTTGGTTAATGTTTCCAACGATTATTAATGTATTCGGTATTGTCCCAGAAAGCAATAATGATTTTGGGGTCATAAACCCTCCAAATCCGACTATATATACTAACATTTAGTTACATACATAGTAATAAGTAAATAAGGAGCTTCGCACTCTAATCTTTTTGCGGTCGGCTTGGTACCTCTATCGAGATACACGCACAGGTTGTAGGACCAGACATAAAAAAACTCTAGCCGTGTAGCACGGCTAGAGTTGCGAGTAACTTTGTTTATATTCCTTGATTGTTTATGTGGTGAAAAGTTCTTAACATACAAACAACACCAGCAATCGATAACAGAACACCGATTAATCCGTCGCCGTGCATTGCTACAACTACACCTAAGAACGCCATAACAAAGCTAGATAATAAAGCTATTAAAAGTATAATTCTAATCATTTAATAAACTCTATTTTTTTAATACCAATTCCATTTTTATATGGAATAACTTTGTATGGTGTTGGACTTTCAAGCCCTGTTTTTATATGTTCTTTAATGGCATATTTCCAATCAGTAGCCATTTTGTGGTGGTGTCTTTTTTCTTTATCTGTCATTTTATAACCTCGCTTTTTGTTTATATTTATTTTCAATAATTTGAAAATATTAACTTGATTAACATTTTTAAAAATGCTAGTCAATAGGATAATATGAAATAATATGGGAGATAAAACAATGGAAAAAGAAACAATAAGAGAATTCTTATTAAAGGGCGAGAAACAAGGTAGCTTTTTAATAAGTGATATATCCAAGCACGGGCTTGGTGGTGGAATAGTGTCCGAGTTAATATACTATTGGGATATTAACAAATTTTATGACAAGCATAATGAAGAAATATGGGACGAGATCAATGAGATTGGTGGATTAACCGAACTTATTAAAGAAAAAGACGCTAAACTTCAACCAACTTGCGATAGCCATTTTAAGTGTTTTTTAACTTGGTGCGCTGTTGAGTGTGTGGCGTGTAAGATATTAAACGAACGAGAACAAAAAAAATCAGCGTGAGCCGGCAACCCGGCGCGCCAATGCGAAAATTACTAGCCCTGCATAATGAGTGGCTAGTAGCTAATGGCTACACGTTCCACGTGAAAAAAAAAACAAAACTTCACAATTCAAAGCACAAGCGACACGCCACAACCTACACGCGAAATTGCCAAAATCAAAAGCACAGGCGCAGGCGCAAGCTACAAGTCGCTAGCGACTTGTGGCAAGTTTCAAAAAGTTTAGACAAGGAACAAGGGGCGGGATTTTGCAGGAAAATCACTTTTAATAACTTCTAGATTGTAATGATTATAAATTGCAGAAAGTATAATAAATATGACACAAATGAGACTAAAAAATGTCCAAAATAAAACTTGTTTTTTTA